TATGACCAAGGTAATACAACTGAGGAGGATGACTAATGAGATTTTGTGAGGAATGTGGATTCTTTAAGACTTATGTCAACAGAAGAAAGATGCAAGAAGAAAACACTAACGAGACAATTTGGCTTCATATCTGTGAGAACGTGAATATGCCTTCAGTGGTCAAAGACAGCTCGATAGCTAATAAGTGCACTTACTACGATGACGATACTTGGATGAAATAGGAGGGTAACTAATGAGACAGCGCAACGGAAAGTATAACGCTCAGAAGTCTGAGTTAGATGGTATCAAATTCGATAGTAAAGCTGAGTTGAATTATTATTGCCACCTCAAGGAGTTGAAAGCTCAAGGGGTGGTAAGTTGGTTCGATATGCAACCAGAGTTCACCCTCCTAGGTGGTTTCACAGACGCCTTCGGAAGAAAGCATCTACCTATCAAGTACAGAGCGGACTTCTTAGTCCACTACACAGACGCACCCTCAGTAGTTATAGATATCAAAGGTATGGAAACACCAGACTTCAAACTTAAGAGAAAGATGTACTGCGCTAGGTTCCCTCTGGAGCTAAAACTCATAGCGTATTCCAAAATAGACGGTGGATGGATAGAGACAGACGCTCTCAAGGAAGCTCGCAAACTACGAAAGAAAGCTAAGGAGGCAAAACTAAATGGCTAAAGCTATCACGCTACCCAAACTAGAAGCACAGCTCCTGCAGCAGGAACTAGGAAGAAAACAAGAAACTATCCAGCGTGACCCAGAGGTGGACAAGCAGTTATGCCTTGCCTATCAAGATGGATCTAACGAGGCAGGTGTCGCTCTCATCTATCGCTATATAGACAAACTAAGTTATATCTATAGGTTTCCAACTCGTTGCAAAAACCGAGGAGGAATCAAATGCAAGATAGACATCACTAAGATTACAACCAAAGAGGACAAAGAGGATTTATTCCAAGAGATTATCTATCGCTTCTTAGAATTACTCCTAGAGTATGACCCGTCAGTCGGTGACTTACAAGGTTTAATCATCGGTAAACTTCACCTACGAGTATTCAAATACTTCTACGAGGAGCTAGTAGACATTAAATTCAATGAGGAAGGCCTAGATGACAATTTCGATATGGAAGAAGAAATCAAGGAGATATTTATCGAGGAGAAAGAAGTCCCTGAGAATGTCAAACAGATGTACTTGGCACTTAGTGAACTAACAGAGAAACAAAGATACATTGTAGACTGCCATATAGTCAAAGGATGGAGCTCTGTAGAGGTAGCTAAAGAGATGGGAGTGTCTTCCTCGTATATCAGGAACCAAAAGGTTATTGTTCTAAAGAAACTAAAAAAACTAATGGAGGCGATCTAATGGGAAACTGTAGAGGGTGTATTCATGTGTTGGGAGATAAGTTAGTTTATCATAAAGGAGAAGACGTTCTGATGTTCCGCTGTGGGTATGCTGAGAAGGAGTTCGGAGGGAAACGTTGGGTGATCGATGGAGACAACTGTGAGGTCTTCAAGTCAGTTATACCTGATGAGGGAATCATTAAGTTTCCTGACAAGTGTTTACACTGTGTAGACGGCAAAGTATTTTCCTACCTCACAGGTGATGAAATCAATTGCGGATACTGCAAAGGTACTGACTTAGAAAATAAATCTAAATAGTTGTTGCCTTCTTGGTATGACCATGGTATGATTTACTTAACGGAACGAGGGACAAGCTACTGAGTTACTGACTAGACTCTGACTCGGGGGCTTGATGAACTGGATACGCCGAAACTAAACGGGTGAGTCGCATAGCTTCCACCCTGAGGAGGATGACTAATGAGTATCAAACTAAACACATATAACGAGGAAGTTGATTTATCGGTGGATGCCGATGGACGTATCTATATGGTACTAGACAGCAAGGATATAAACGGAGGAGTAATAATCTCGCCAGATGAAGCTAGGAGGGTAGCTCAAAAGTTAACTAGGCTAGCTGATACCGTAGAGGAGGAGTTCTAATAGAATCATGCACGTGCGTTCACTGCACAGGAGACGACTTCCACCGAGAACAAATGTCTCAAGAGTTCACCGACAAAGACACTTACATGGAAACGAAATCTCCCTCAGTGTACGAGAAGTTAGAGGAACTAAAAGGTAAACTCAACAGTACTTTGCAGTATAACCTCGTGGAGGATATCATGTGTGCAGTGAACAATATAGACAATGCTTTGATAGGTCTGGCTCTAGAGTTACCTACTGAGCAGGCTGAGAAGTTATTAGAGATTCAAGAGAGATTATACTAGGGGGAATTAAACTATGGCAAACATTAATGGTAAACAGATAGATACTTTAAAGGTTGACGTATTAGACAAAGGATATGTAAGACTAGAAGCTATAACTGGTAACGACCTCTCCACAGTCAACTCTGCTCGGGTATCCTACGACAAGAAAGTTGAGGAGTTTACAGAGAAGGATAAACGTCTTATTCGCTTCCTCGCTAAACATGGTCACACTAGTCCTTTCCGACATGCTTTTGTAACCTTTGAAGCTTACGCTCCTCTAATGGTGGCTCGCCAGTGGTGGAAGTACATTATTGGTAGCGACCACGACGAATCTCAAAGGGATCCTTTCACCGCTTGGAATGAGTCCTCTCGCAGATATATCACTGAGCAACCTGAGTTTTATGTAGTACAGCCTGATGAGTGGCGTTCAGCTCCTGAGAACAGCAAACAAGGAAGCGGAGAGGTGTTACCACTTCAAGAAGGAAAAGCACTTACAGGAATTCTATTAGAAAATTACCATTGTGGATTAGAAGATTACGAATATGCAATGAGCCAAGGAGTTTGTGCAGAACAAGCTAGATTATTCTTGCCAGCATACGGATTATACGTGAGATGGTACTGGTCAGCTTCACTACAAGGAGTAGCTACATTGTTAAATCAACGTTTAGAACACGATGCTCAGAAGGAATTCCAACTATATGCACATGCTATCTGGGAGCTTATGAAAGAACACTTCCCAGTTTCAATCGACGAGTTAGTAAACTATGTGGATGGTGACTCTAAATGATAACTGCCACAGTAGAAACAACCAACAGAGAGCGACTAGAATTGTATTTCAATGACAGGCAGGATTACAAGAGGTGGCGCGCTCTATGGAACACTCACCCTAAAAGTAAGTATCTTGTACACGGATGGTCTAGGTCTATTATGTTTAGGAATATTACTAGGGTCATATCTGTTGAGGAGGAAAACTAAATTGTCAATACTAAACAAAGCATTCAGACCCAACAGGGAATCTGCCAAGGAACACATCAAGTTGACTATCAAGTACTACAGTGACCTAGAGACGGTCTCGCTAGATAAACAACTGGAGATAGCCTCCCGAGGTCTGTACGTAGCAGGTTTCAGTTGGAAAGATATTGATAAAATCATAGAGGAAGCTAAGGAGGAGATGAAATGATCTCATTAGAAACGTTCGGAAAGAAACCTTTCAAGATTGCCCTGATAGGTAAAACTCGCAGCGGTAAAGACTCGGTCTGCGAGATTCTTACCGAGTTAGGGTTCCCTATCCAGCGTATTGCCTTCGGAGACGCCATGAAAGAGATGTACCACCTAGCTCACCCTAATGTGCCACGGTCTCCCAAGCCAATCGCTGAGTACATCAAGTTTGGTACTGCTGAGAGAGAAAAGGACTCAGAGGTATTCGTTAGATCTACTATGAGTAAGCTCTGGTTCGAGCAGGCACTCGACAGAGGCAATGATCGTACTCGTAGTTATGTCTTCACAGATGTGCGTCAACCTAATGAGCTAGTTGCTGTGAAGAAATCAGGCTTCAAGATAGTCAGAGTGTTTGCTTCAGAGGAGGCAAGGGTAGCTCGTATGATTGCTAACGGAGAAGAAGTCTCTAAGAGGATCCTGAACGCTCATACAGAAACCTATATGGATGACTACAAAGAGGACCACCTGCTCGTGAATAATTGGGGTAGGGATGAACTGCGGAGGCAGATTGTTGAGTTAGTCTATAAACTTATATCTGAGGAGGAAGGCGAATGAGAAACTCAACATTGTACGGGTTATTCAGTTTGCTGATGATAATATACACTTTGGTGACTTGGGAGAACGTAATGATTAACTCAGCTTTAGTAATGTTACTACTGAAAGTATGGAGAGAGGAGACAGATTAATGCAACCACCCCTAGAGGAGCACCATTTCGAAAAAGCTGCACTATCAGGTATTACCAGAGTCCTACTCCACCAGAGATACTACCAGAGCCTCTGGGATATCGAGCGAGCAACCACCGAGCCAGTAACTCCTAGGAATGCTCCCTCAGAGGTTTCCGACCTCGTAGATGTAGCTGTTAGAAATGGTATCTCTAGGGCTACATACTACAGGAGAGTCGATAAAGGGATGTCACCAGAGGAATCGTCTACTAAGCCTACCGCCAAGCGTGGTCGTCCTCGTAAGCGCGCCTACACAGATGACCAACTGGAGATCGCTAACTCTAATGGAGTCAGTAAGCAATGCCTAGACGGACGACTACGGAGAAAATGGGAGCTAGAAAGAGCAAGCACCGAGCCACCTCTAGAGTTCTGGCAGAGGAATACTGGGGAGAAAGCTCAGGTGTTTGTGTCTAGGAAGCAACGTACTCCTAGGAAAACTAAGCAAGAGAAGTGGGCTGAACAGTACAAAGCCCTTGAGGATTACGGTAAAAGATTGAGTGATGTTTGTCATGGTAGAGATAGCGTTGTAGCTACCAAACGTGACAGGTTAGATAGTAAACTAAACAGAGAGCGTAATGGGATGAGATACGTAAGTGACTTTGATCTCACAATAAAAGCTAAATAGAACTACCCTAACTCGTCCTCATGTAGTACAATGTAACTACGAGGTGACTATGATGAATATCTTGAAGAACTACGCCAAAACTACACATAAAGAACCTACAGAAGTAACGTCTGTGAGGATACCTAAGAGTGTACACACAAACTTTAAGAAGCATTGTGAGAAGTACGGATTAGGTATGGCTGAGGCGATCAACATCCTCATTAAGAACGAGTTAGGTGACACTTACAAACAACCAAACTACGAAGATGTATCAAACAGATTACAAGAGCGACTACCTCAGAAGTCATCTTCACTACAAAGGAAAACCCCTAAGTCGTCGCCACGTAGTAAAACTGAAAGATTTAATGCTACAGAGTATGCTGTAGAAAAAGAACTACCGTGTCCTATTTGCGGGTTTTGGTTTTCGCAGCCTAATTTTGCAAGGCATACTAAGAGGGTTCACGGTTTAAGTAAGAAAGAAGTCTTTACGGAGAACCACGAGAAGGCTATCTCGATGGTTAAGGCTAGGACAAGCCAGATGTAATGACAGATTCAGAGCGACCCCACCGAGGGAGGCTTTTTTTTTTGCCTACATAGTCATAACCTCAGTATGACCAGAGTATGATATAGTATATGCCCGATTGAATGCCACCCTAGTAGACTCCTAGGTAGTGTAGGACACCTGATACTATGGAGACGGATACTGCATGGACAGGAACTAGATGGCAGGAACTATTACTACGTAATAAGGAGATGGTACTATGCTTTTCACCATAGGAGCTGCGCTCGCCAGCGGAGCCGCTATAGCCTACGCTATGTACGATTTACACTTTGAGTACGGCTTACCCTTTAGGATAGATCTTCCTCTGCAGCCACGCACCGACTGGGCTGTCCCTATAGGGGTTAACGAACAGAGAGAGCAAATCCTATTAGACTTCATAAAGACCCCTCATGTGTCACTAGGAGGCGGTACACGCTACGGTAAGTCAAACCTCCTCAACAGTATCATAGCTAGCCTACTCATCAGCCGACCCAGAGACACTAAATTCACCCTGATAGACCTCAAAGGAGGAATCGAGTTAGGTGGCTACGAAGAAGTAAAGCAAGTTGTAGGCGTCGCTTATGAGCCAGAACAAGCCTTAGAGATGCTGGCTCGTGTGTACGACATGATGAAAGCTACACAGGTAGAACTCAGGAGAAGTAAGCGCCGTAAGATTACCAACAAGAAGCATTTTATCATCATAGACGAGACAGGAGAGCTTAATCCTAACGAGGCAATAGACAAAGAGGAGAAGCAACTCAAGATAGCCTGCCAGAAATACATGAGCCAGATAGCCAGACTCGGAGCAGGGCTTGGCTTCCACCTAGTCTTGGCCACCCAGTATCCCACTGGAGACGTGCTACCTCGGCAGTGCAAACAAAATAGCGATGCTGTGATTTCCTTCCGAGTACGCTCAGCTGTGGCCTCCAAAGTTATACTCGATGAGACAGGCGCTGAGGAACTGCCAGATATCAAAGGAAGGGCTATATTCTTTCAAGGAACAAATAAGCATCTGGTGCAGACTTACCGTATAAACGAGCAACAAATCAGGCATACTATAAAGAGTAATAAAAGGAAGGAGAAACTACATGGCAAAGTTAGCGAGATCCAAGCCACTAAGCCAGAGAGAAGAGAAGATATTGTCATCATTGAGGAGACTTGGTTATCTGACTAGGAGCCAGCTCCAGAGAATACACAAACTAGGAAAGACAAGGAACACTAACAGAATCCTTAGTGAGCTGGATGACTACGTGAACACCTTTAGAGACAACTACGATACAGTGTACTACCTGAGTAAGCTCGGCAGGGAATACACACAGGCAAAGCGCGTCCTCCGTAAGACACAATACGCTATGCACACTGTAATGAGGAACGAGTGGTTCATCTACGTAGGAATGCCTGCTTACTGGAAAAATGAAGTCAAGATAGGTGATGCTGTAGAGGCACGTATATGCGACACGCTCTACAAAGACAACGA